GCTGGGAATAGCAACCGCGTCGGTGGCTAGCATATAATCGCCCGAAGCCGTAACCGCATCGGGGATTGCCGTTAGTTCGCTTAGCTCTAGTCCGAAGATACCCGTCCAAGCGTTACCTACGGTCGTGGGGGTATTTTGGGAAAACCCGCCAAGCTGGTAGATCCAACTTTCATCGGTGGGCGTGAACACCTGCATAGACATTTGTTGTTGTGCAATCCACGCGTCTCGTTGCCTTGTGCGGCTTCTAAGTTGGAATTCGTTCGTCATACTCCCGACGCCGCTATTAAAATCGCCGGTAAAGTGATCTACGTAAAACGATCTACTGTTAGTCCCGCCAGAATCGCAGTGATACAAACCGTGATCGATGAATAGGTGCGGTTTGTTCGTAAAATCTCGAATGTCTACTAAGTTGTTTTTATCAACGGGGCCGGCTCCGTTGTTCGAAAAGAACGTACCGCCGTCTTCGCGCCGGTCCACGTCGTAGCCTGCTCCGGTTTTGTCGGCTACGTCATTAATACCGTGCACCGCTCTAACTTGTGCGGGATCATCGGCTAGGCGTGTACCGAACGCAAACATACAAACGTTTTCTAGAGTCATGCTCGCGTTGTTGGTTTTCATCTTCATGTCGAGCAACTTAGAGCCGCCCGCAACATTCGCTCCGCTTACAACGTCATGTAGAAAATAACCTACCTTCGCGCTTTCGCCGCCGGCCGTTCCGTTGATTGTCCCGGCGTAATCATCGCCGCCGGACTGGTTAGCGTCGTAGATTTCCGTCGCGCCTAGCTCCACTTTTGAACTAACGCCGTCACTATCGGCCGTTATGTCCCATTGCGAATAGCCGAAGTAGTGGAGTTGATCGCGATCGTCGCAGTCAATGTTAAAGCTACCTTTAGAAGCATACGAAACGTTATGCCCAGTCGTACCCGGTGCGCTTTGGGCGTATCCATAAGTTTCGAAGGCGTTCAATCGGATAATGATGATTTCCGAATTCACCATATCCCAAATACTTTCGCCTATCCCTTCCAGGCGAACGGTGCGCGACGAAGCGGCCGGAGCCACATAGATATAAGGTAGGATCTGATTAATTACGACCGCCGCCGAATGGTTGGAGTTTAAGCCAATCTGCGCACGCGTTGCTGAATCGGTTGTATCGCGAAGCCGCATCGCCCCGAAAGTTGTGTCCGCGTTTGATTGTAAACGAAAGGAACCCATAACTAAGTAATCGCTAGTTCCGTCCGGTGTCCAAGTCACGGATGCGCCGGGGTTGTTCCCAAACGTGTTGTCCATGTCCGCGTGGTTAGTGCCGTCGTAGGTGTGAAACCAATCGGTGTTTTCTACTAAGCCCGAATCTAAATCCAAGGCTAGGTAGTTCATTTTTTGGAACGGCTCAATATGAACGCCGGTCCACCCGTGATCGTCGCCGCCTGGTTGCGTGTACACGTTCATAGCGGAGTTACGCACCCACCGCGTACCGTCTCCCCTAGGTATTCCGAACATATTCGGCTTAACGTTTGTGTTTCCGATCTGGCCGGTTCCGCCTCGAAACTCCACCGCCTGCGTGGCGGGAGTTGGGAACGCTTTACCTGATCCGATGCACAAATATCGGTGCCCCGCTATCAAGGTTTCGTTATGGATAGTGCCTATCATGCCTAATCGACGTTTGCTAAAGGACGTGTACTGATCCTCGCATGTCGTCGGGTAACTGGTTTCGGGCGGCGTAAACGTCCCGGTGCGTTGTCTTAGGCTATAGGTATGAATCGGCATTAGGTCGCTACCGTTTCGTCGTTTGTGATTTTAACTAGGATTCTGGCCGCGCCACTAACCGGCGCTACATCCGTGTCTAGTATGCCCCGTTCGCGTGGCTCGATCGTTTCGTTGCCGGTGTTTGTGGGGCTTGCGGTAGTGCCTACGCGAAGCTCTGGTACATCGTCGATGCCTACCGTATTGTCGATAAGATCGCAGCGGTAAAGAACGTTCGCGAAGTCTTCACCAAGCCGTAGTAGTTCGTCGCCTTTGGCTTTAACCGCGAGTTTAACTTCGTCGCGCCCGGCTTCCCTATCGCCGCCCCCGAAAGATCCTAAGTCTACTTCTATGTCTACTTCGACATAAAGATCGATATCATCTTGCCGGCTAAACTCGATAGTGCTCGAAACGCCTTGGGTATCGACATAGGATCCGGTTACGTCTACGCCGAACGCTTGGATTCCGGCCGGTTTAGAGATTCCGATTTGATCTATTACGTCTTGGTCGGCTCCGCCCACTACGACGGATTCGAACGCCTTGCCGGGGATACCGCCCACCGTCGCTAGCGAAGTGTTTTCGATAACGATAGCATCGGTAACACCGAACACGGTTAGGAGTTGTGCCCGAATGGCGTCTACCGAAGCCGCGCCCACACTTCGCAAAGTGTTTTCGCGTCGAAGCCTAAACGACGAATCGGTTTCTAGTTCGTTGCCTATGTTAGCGTCGGTAGGGTTGAAACCCTTAACTTCGGTGGTGGCGAAACCTAACGCGCCGTTAGCCGTGCCGCCCGTTACGTTGATAGCGGAGCCGGTGCCGTCGGTGTCGCTTTGAATGTAGATAAACCCGCCGCCGGCGTGCGCCGTGGCTCCGCCAATGTCCGAAGTGATAACGGCCGCAACTTCCGCCGCCGTAGCCGCTCCGATTGCGCCGAAGTCGCCGGTATTAAACGTAGCGGTTTGTTCTACGCCTTGGTCCGTTGTCATGGTTAGCGTTTGGCCGTCTACTAACGCGTAGGTTTCGGCCGATCCGCTTTTGATAATAGCCGCCGCGCTCCAACCGGCGATCGGTGTTTCGATGTTATCGATCGACGTGGCTACCGCTGTGATCGCTCCGAATTCTTCGGAAAACATTGTAGCAGATATAATATCCCGGTAGCCCGCTGCGTTTGTTGCGGATGCGCCTAGGAAGAATCGATCACCGTCGCCGCCGAACTTCGAAGCGACCGACGCGACCGGTACAGTAACGCCGGCGTCTATATTCAAGTTAACCGCTACCGAACTTTGTGTAGCCGCCGCCCGTGTGATTCCGTTAAGCGAAGCCAAACGATCGAGCGCATCGCCCGAAGCCGTATCCGGGTAGAGGTTATTATAAATAGACTCTCCTAGGCTCCACAAATCAGCAACGCGATCCGCGTTCGATCCGTTTAGTTGCCCAAGTACGCTATCGGCTTGCGTGTTAGTGTCCGCACCGAAACGCGCTTTTTGGTCAGTGCTGTATTCGGCTAAAATATCGTCTACGTCTTTTCGCGAAAAGCCCGTAGTGAGTACACCAAAGCTAGACATTGATAATAAACTCCTCTTCGAACGTTAGCACGCCGTCGGTGGTTAACGCGCTAAAGGCTACGGATAGCGCGCGCGTAGACCCGTCGAAATCTAGATCTAATCGTTGAAGTTCTAAAACGCCCGGCGTAGTTAAGATCGTTTCCCTAAAGATGGCTTCTACCGCTGGCATGTTTGCCGATTTAATTAAAATTTGCTGATAGTAAGGGATCCCGATTCGCTGATCTAGCGCATATTCGCCAAGAAAAAAGGACATTCGCACAAAAACATGCACTAAGATCGCGTCGCGCCCACGCACGAATACAAGATCGCCTTGAGAAAAGACCAAATCGCCTTTGTTTGCGCCGCCTGTGTTTATTTGAATATCCGCCATTTGCTCCGCATCCTATCCCGACTTAGGTTATCGGGGTAGCCCCTCCCGGCGCGTGTGCCGGCACTAGCGCGTTTGCCAAGATATATTCTACGACCGCTTCGCCCGCCGCTCCCGCCGCTTCGGCTAGGTAGTCTATGCCCGCTTGTTCGTCCGCCGTGGGGGTCTCAGGGAATTGCGCCGCCATTGCTTCGGCAAACGCTGCTTTCGCGGCTTCGCCGCCTAGTGCTGGTACTAATGGCATTTAGTCGCTCTTTACTACGTCGCTTTTAACGTCGTTAGTGGGCCCGTGTGAAAAGCCGGGGGTTTGCAGGTTAGTGCCGGTCATTAGGAACGGGGGGCCGGGTACCGCGCCTATGTGCGTGTGAGAGTCTAGTAACGATTTAAGCGAGGCTAGTTCCGCGTCTATCCGCTCAAACTCGGAATTGACGATCGAGGCAAGGGACAAGTGATCCGCCGGATCCTTGCTCCCTAGGTTAATCGTGCCGTCGTCTTTTATGTGGATAACTACGCCGTCGTCTTTACCTAGCGTCATATCGTCGGGATCGGAGTCGCTTAGGGATTTTGCTTCGGGGTAGAAGCCCGCATAGGCTACCGGATCGGATAGATCGAAGCGGTTAAAGTTATCGGGGCTAACTTCGGCGCCCGATCCGCCCATAAAGTTATCTATGCTGGATTCGTTAAACACTAAAAGAACGTGATCCCCCGATTTAATGGGGAAGGTGAGGTGATATCCGCCCCCACGGGGGAACACGATCGGCACATCGGGAATAACGGGGATGCTTTCAACAATATCATTACCGTCGCTATCGGTGATTAGACGCCTTACCAGGGGCTTTATGTCGGCTTCCTGCTTATCGGCGTCGTATGTCTCCACCCGTCCCGGTAACGCCGTGTGGACGCTCGAAAGGCGCGCGTCCATAGCGATCCGCAATACTTCGGCTAGATCTGGTGATCGGCTTTGTTCTGTCATGCTTGGATCGGCTTTGCTTCTAAACTGGCGTACCAATCGGATCCCCAAGTATCGCCGGTAAACGTGGTTTTTTCGATTCTGTAAAAAGCGCCTTTACCTTCGGCGATCTGTTTTGCGATCACCTGGATTTTTCGGCCTGGTATTAGTTGAGGATTTAAAAGCGCTTTGACACGTATCACACCCTTTTCGCCGGCTTCGGGCGCGCCGATCATACCGTTCGCCGAACTTAAAACGAACGCTTGGCCCTTTAGCGTTTCCTCTTTTTCGAAGAAACGGAGTTGGCCGCCGTCGATTGTCCACCCTAGGCCCATCGTTTTTGCGATCTTGTCTACTTCGTCCGTAGCCTTACCGCTAAGCACTACGCCTTTGATATACTCGACCACGTTACCGCGCTTAGCGCCGGCGTTAGCTTTTTCGTCGGTGTTCCCAAGCCCCACGCCTAGCGAGCCGGCTACCGTTTTTAGAACGTCGCCAATCCCTACGCCGCCTTTAAACGATTTATTAATACGCGCGCTTCGGTATTGCTTGCCGCCGTCTTCGGAGCGTAGCACCGTAACCCAATCGACGTTTTCCCGCCGATTCGATCCGAAGTCGAGATCCCCGCTAAAGATTGTGTCCCGGTTTTCGACGTAGCCGGCTTCTAGGATCGTAGGCTGGTCTTTTTGCTGAAACTTGGCCCGGTTTTCGGGGTTAAGATTCCAGATCTTGATCTCCGCTTTGTTAGGATCTTTTTGTAGGGTTTTTTCGACTTTAAAGGATACCCGTAGCAGGGGTAGATCTTCGCCCGTAGCAGAACGCGACGCGATTTCGACGCCTCCCACGTTTAGAAGTAGATCACGTTTAAATAATTCCGCCACCTACGAAGCCTCCCTATAAAGGATCTCCCAATCCCCGTCCGGCACTAGATCATCTAGCGACGCTTCGCGCTCTTCGCCGGTTATATCGGTAAACCCGATCCGGCCGTCGGGATCTTCGGTGCGGACCATAAAGCGGTTTACGTATTCCCCTGTAACCAGCTTTATGCCTTCGCGCAGTGAGTTTTGATCCACGTCGAAAATGCTTAAGTACCAAAACCCGTCGCGATCGTTGTACCGGATCAAGAATTGAAATTCGGTATCGTCGAGATCTAAGCGCATTAGATAGCTAGTCTCAATGTCAAACAGCGGTAAAGATAGATCGGCCATTATGGGCCCCCGAACGAATTAGCGAAATCTTCGAACATACCGCCGCTAGCATCGGTAGCATCGGTAGACGATGCGTTTTGTTTGCCTTTGTCTTTCTTCTTTTTCTTTTTGCCGCGCTTTCGCTTCGGTGCGTCGGTCAACTCGGTTTCGGCTTTGATAACTTCGACCATATCGATCGATAGATTAACTATGTTTCCCGATTCCTTATCGCGAGCGCACGCAAGGCTTGAAATCGTCATGCTCTTATAAGTGCGTAGCGTGGTGAAGACCGAAAAAACCTTACCTTCGGCCATCGAATCTTTTAGGAAGGTAAACGCCGATTCCGCTCGCGTTCGCGGGTCGCCGCCGTCGATGCCTTCGGCGTTAAGGCTAGCCAGAAACAAGATCGGAGTATTCGAAACCACGGCGTTTATAGAAAGTGTTTCGGGTAGCCGTCGGATATGGTCGGTAATGTCCGCCCCATCTTCGACCGGATGCGAAACCACGCTAACCGATTGGCCGTGGTCTTCGGATAGGGTCGCGTCGAATTCGATTAGTACAGGTACTTCGCCGCCTTCGTCTTCCGCTTCCTCGTCGATCTCGATCGGGTCCGAAAAGAAAACCTTTTTAGGTCCTAGCCCTAGGAGTGAAAATAGCTGTCCCATTTATCCGCCTTGCACCGCGAAGGCGTTACGAACCGCCCCTAGCGAATCGCTCGAAACGCTGTTAACCGCTCCGGCCGTCGCGCCGGCTACGGCGTTCGGATCTTGCGCGCCTGGTGCGTCTACTTTTACTTCGATTTTCGAAGTTTGGCTTAAGTTGTTGGTCGTACCGGTGCCGGCGCTAGACGCAATCGAATTAGCGACCGCCCCCGTAGCCGCGCCTTCGTCATCGTCGCCGAAGATCGCGCTAATTCCGGGCAAGGATTTTATCTTACTGAATATCCCGCTAAAGAAGTTGCCGAAGATTTCGCCCCAACCGTCGATCAAATCCTGCCAGAAATTCGTAAAGAAGAGCCCTAGGTTTGTAGCGAAGTCTTCGGCCGCCGTGCGCGACATACCGAAAAACTCTAGCCAGTAGGTTAGCGCCGTGGTTAACATTTCCTGAATTGCCGGCCCTACTCCGCCAACCGATTCTACTAACTCGTTAAACCCTGTAACTAGCGTGCCGGACACCGACGAAGCGCCTTCGCCCATTCTTACGAAGTCTTCGATTAGAGCCGCTATTGCGATCCCGATAATTAGGAGCAAGCCGATCATAATGATCAACGGAACGTTAACAAGTAACCAGGCCGCCGCCGTTTGGAGCGCAGCTAGCACCGCGCCTTTTCCGAATAAGAAGAAAGCGACTTTTAAAGCTACGACCGCCGGCAATAGAATTGCTAAGGTCGTGCCTAGGCCGGAAAAAATACCGTTAAGTTGATCAACGGCTTGGCTTAATCCTTTAAAGACCGCCCTAACTATTTTGACGCTCCGAACAAGCGTGCTCCCCATAGCGCGAGCCAATGGGATCAATACCTGCAAAACGTCTCTAGCTATCGGCAAGAATTCGCCACCGAAAACCGTAAGCGAATCTTTTATGGCCGCTTTTAGCGACTTGGTAGCGTTCGCAAAACCTTCGGCCGTGTTAGCGGCGTCGTCTTTCGCGTTGGCGGTTTGTTGGAGAATGAACTTATAACGAAGTGCGACTTTTTCGCCTTCGCTCATAGCCTTAACGGATTTGGTGATCCCTTGCTCTAAGGCGAAAGCCTCTAGCGACGCGACTTTTAAGTTAACGCCGAACTTAAGCATAGGTTCGGACGAACCGATCAATCCCGCTTTGAGCGCAACTAAGGCTTGTTCGTCCGTTGTATTGAAAAACGATCCTAAGTCTACGGCTAGTTTGGAAACGCCCGTAGCCATATCGGCCGCTGCTTTTTGGGAGCCAAGCATAGGCTGAACGATCGCACCGACCGAACCGGCGAATTCTTTGAGCATAAAGCTCGACCGGCCCATAGCTTTTGCTTGTTCATCGGCCCACGATTCGACCGATCCTTGCATGTCGCCGAAGGCGGCGTTTAGTACGTTTGCGGTTTCGTTGGCGTCGGAAGCTAGGTCTAGGAGTTGTCCAACCCCCTGCGCGATTTTGCCGCCGGCAAATATTGCGCCGGCGGCGATCGCAACTTTCTTAAGGCCGTCAATGGAGCTTTTAGCTTGTTTCTCGGTTTTCTTATCTACCTCGAAACCAAACCGCACTAATACTTCACGAAGCGCCATCCACTCAGCCCTTGGCTTTTCGCCGAACTTCTTCGGCTGCTAACCACTCCGCGTCTTCCTCAAGGTCGATAACCTCATTCATTAGGAAGACTTCGTTTATGTCCCAAAAGGTTCGTATTTCCTGATACGTAGCCTTTTTCTTAGTGACGATTCTACGAATCGGCCACCCTTCTAGTTGGTGCTCTGGGATTCTGAGCGGGGGACCGCCCCCGGCCGGCCGGCGAGGGCGATAACGTCCCTCATTGAGCCTAAAAAATCAGAATACTGCACCTTCAAAGCAAAACCTAACCACTTATACATGGTTCCGATCTTGCCTCTAAACTGTATGGCTTGGATCTGATTCAACTTACCCTTGCCCGTTACAGTTGTTACCTCGGATAGCGATTGAATCGCCCGCCGAACAATAGCCTTGTCTAGTCCTTTGAAAAGAAGGGCGACACCATCGCCCAACTTTTCGCCGTCCATTGTGCTATCTAACAAATCATTCCCATCGGATGCGCCGGCAAAAGCACCAAGCGCGGGTCCGATGGCACCGCCAATATCGATCAAAAGATCGTTAGCGGTCATTGGGTCGAGCATAAATACTTCGTACTCGTCCCCGTCTATGTATTGTTTTTGACTATCAACCTGCGACATTAGATCCACCCACGAACATCTGTAGGTTATCGGTCTCTAAGACCCATTCCCTAGTTTCAGCTTCGCGAGCGTAGGTTACGTTAGCAGGTTTTCTTAACCAAGCGGTTTCGGCAGCGATCAAGGTATCCCCTTGACCGTCTTTAATCAAAATAGGCCCGATGCCGTCGCCGCTAGGTGTGTTTTCATCGATTGCGAGAATCGCGCTTAGTGCCGCGTTACTTGCGCTCGACTGGATCAGTGTGAACGTAACTACTCCGCTTTTGTCATTCGACTTAGCGCGTGTCGCATCCCCATTCGATCCTACGTTTAGGTTAAACGAATCATTGTTACGTTCTGCCGTAACAAATGTCCCGTCCGCGTATCCGCTGATTGGGATACCGGCAAAGACGAAAAGCACGTCCGCCGGATCATAAACTCCAAGTGACATCTAAACTCCTCCTAGACCGACAAGCGACCGTTAATCTCTACGGCATGGATTGCGCCGGCGAGTGTTGCTTGAAAATCAACGTCGGGTAGCAATCTGTTATTTTTATCAATCGGATCAACGTCCGCCGCTTTCGGAACGGTGATCGTTGGTTCGGGGTCGTTTGACAACCCGCCCACACGAATTCCCAAGTTCAAAACCGCGCGCAAATCGTTTTCGATAATTGCGATGCCTTGATCCGTAAACGGTACTTTGTCCAAAGATGCGAGAGAGAAAAACACGCGCTCTTGAATCCTAGCTTTTAGGAAATCAATAAACCGCGTAATGTCGATAAACTCACCGGATCCGGTAGTGCCTTGCGCCGTCATGCTGACGCCTTGACGCAACCGGTAGGAGTTACCGTTTTTCCCTTCAAGGCTACTAACTTCGCTTGGACTAAGATCCGGCGAAGTAACGATCGACCCTGCGATCGTTTTAAACTTCCAAGTTACGCTACCTGGATCCTTTGGCAGCAATCCACCCGCCCAACCGGCTTCGGGGCCGTCGTCAGGGTGTTGGTGCCAAAGCAACGCGGTACGCGCGTAGTTGTTATCTTGGAGCACCGAAGCCACGTCCGTAGTAGAAGCCGACAAAATATCTTCGTCGTTACTAACAGCCATGAACAATTTCGGAGCCGTTTCGATAACACTCGCAACCGCTTCGATCTCCGCTTTGCCGGAGCTATCCAGAATCAGACAATACCAATCATCGTTTCCGTCGGTGTTAGTCCGAACCGCGCTAATGTCCGTAGACAAGCCCGGATCCGCCGTAGTGTCTTGAGCCGTTAGGCAAGTTCGATCACCGATTGTGAGAGAAAACGGAAAGGCCGCCGCATCCGCTCCGCCGGGCGTAGCCGACGTAGCGATCGTTAGGTCCGTAGTATTATCGGTAGCGTTTACGTTTTGCGTACCCGCGTCGATAAGAGCAACAAGCCCCGCCGTGATTTCTGCGACTGTAGCCGTAGCGTCCGAAGTATAAGTAAACACTTCGGCCGGTGAAGTCGAAAGCGGTCCGCGTCCCCCGATTGTAACGGTGTAATCGGTGCTATTTTTAGCGACCGGTGTTAGCGTTACAGTCTTAGTCGGCGTATTGCTTCGCTTGCCTACGATGATTTGACTTGGTTTAGGGTTTTGAGAAATAAGCGCGGTAAACTTAGCGGCCGTAGTACCCGCCGCCGAAAAGCCATCGTCGGTCAACTCGGATAGGTTCGGCCCGTAGACTTTAGCAGTAGTAGCTAGCAGTCCGTCGGCTTCCGCGCTCAAAATCATGGGCGTACCAAAGCCGACACGCGAAACCGTCGCCGTCGTTTTGGTAATCGTTACATTTACAATATCGTCTAGCGCCATTGTAAAAATTCCTCCTATGGAATGTCACCGAATTCTTCGTCGGTAAAATCCAGTGGTGACGGGGTTTGTTTGGCCCCATCGAAAGTTCCGTCAACGGACACGCGCTCAATATAACCGACTTGTTCGGTATAGCACGAAGAAACTCGGAAACGAACATCTAAAGACGCCCGCGCAATCCATTCTTGCCCGATTACTAAGCTAGTATCTATAATATCGCCTTCGTCAATCACGGCGATATTTGCCACACGAAATTTAGAGCGAGCGGACTCGGCATTAAGCGTAGCTTGAGCGACTGACATTAAGTGACGCGCGTGCGCGTCGGGGTTGTTGTCGTTGGTGGGCCCCACGTGGATTTGGGCATTCAAAGTAAGCAAACGGAACCCCACCGTTTGCATACTGATTTCTTCGCCGGTAGCCGCGCTTAGGTCGGTCGTGGTGCGCAGCTCGTCTATGCCCGCTTCTTTCGTGGGGCCGCTGATGATCTGAAGGCTAGCGTATGGGTACTTAGGTTGTACGACGTTCTGATTAGCCCAAATCGTAGTTAGGCCCGTGGCGTCGGTGATCCACGTATACATGGCGTCTTCGGCTGTTCTCCACTCGATAGGCTCCGGCATTATTGGCCCACCTTAACAGCGATTGACTTATAATAATTGCCCTGTAGCTTCCAATTTTCTACCGTCTTAACTTCGTAGGTTTCATCGGCATAGCAGACCCGATCCGGGTAGATCGTTTGTTGGGGGTCGTTTGGGTCCGGTGCGTTGCCCGGATATAGCTTATCGATCGTGTAAACCGTGATCGCTTCCTCGGTTCGCATGCCTTCGGGGAGTAGCTGCAAATCGTCGCCGGTGCTTATTTGTACATTTGCGATCGGGCATATCGTTTCTTCGGTGGTTTCGCCTACGCGACCCATAACCACGGGCGCGCTACGGCGTCTAATAACGCTAATAGGTATTTGACATTGCAATATGCAATCGGCCATATCGGCTAGAGGCATTATTTATCCTCCCTAGCATCGATAGACCGGATGAAAGCGCCAGATTCGCGCAAATAACGGACCGGGCCGCCGGGCTTGCCGGGGATCCCTTTGTTGATCCGAAGAATAACCGACTTTCGGAACACTTCGGCTAGCTCTAGCAGATCCTTACGCTTACTCGTGCGGGATTTAACTAGCGCGAAGCCTATGTTTCGGATCTCGCGCCGAAGTAGGGGCTTATTTTCGTCGAATGTAGAGCGGAGCCACGACCGTTGGGGCAGCTTACCGGGTACACCGAATTCGTGCGAAGCGGCTTTGGACACTTGGCCGCTATCCGCGAAAACCCCCACATCTACTACGACGCGGTGATCTTTCTTTAGAGCATTAAAGAAATTCCGAAATCCCGTGTCGCGCTCTATCACCTTCGACTTAGCCATATCAGGCCACCGGGAAGAAATTAAACAAACTCGAATTTTGATCTTCGGTGATCGCTCTATGGTTATCGGCTTGGCCACGCCTAAACGCCGGTTGTACCTCATCAGGATCGGAAGCCCGATCGCGTTTTTCGGCTTGTGAGGTGCCTCCGAAAAAGAATTCGGCGTTAACGCTAGCATCAGATCGAAGATCCTTTGCTCGCGCCGCGAACTTATCCGCGAGCGAGCTAAAGGATTTCGAGATCGAACCGATAGTAACATCGGCTTGAGAAGAAAACTTAGCGGCTAACGCGTCACATACGAAAGCCGCCGCGCGAACCACACTCCCTTGGGAACTAAGCGCGTAGTCTACTTCTTTGTCGTAGGCTAACGGCCGCTCTTTGATCGTATCACCGACCAAAAAGCGCACGGCGTCCCGGTCCGAAGACGCGGGATCGCCACCATAGTTCCAAGGGAATCGCGGCATTAATCTTCACTTTTCCTAGGCCGCCCACGGCGACGCTTAGGTTTATCTTCCAGATCCAAAGCCACTTCTACCGTTTCCGGTTCTTTGGCCGGTTCAGGTTCAGGCATTGGAGCCGGTGCGGACGCTCCACGAATTTCCTCGATCCATCCGTAGTTGATCCAATTTTTTAAGCGCTTCCACCCGGCCGCTTCGGGGCAAAGATCACCAGGTTGGTAAACTTTGCCCGAAGCACCAGTGAAACGCCTCTTAGCTTTGTAAGAAGCCATTGCTTAATCCTTCCAGTTAGGTTGATTAAGCTACAACGCCGGTCATAAACGCGCCAAGGTCAGGGGCTACGAGTTTCATATCGTAAGCCATAGAGCCTTCTACGCGATCGGCTTCTAGTTGCTCCATTCGGAAACGCTTCATACGAATTCCCATGTCATTTCCACCGAAGGCGGACCACGAGAAAGTGTAACCCGCGCTAGGAGTCATAAGACCCGGACGCGGTGCGCTGTAACAGAACAAAACATTTTTACCGTAAATGTAATCGAGTGCTTCGGTTGCACCTTCGGCAGCGGTGTCTTCAATCGGGAAACCGATCAAAACTTCATCGAGACCCAAAGCGGCAGCAAGCAAATCAGGACCGACGATGCCGGTTTGAGTGTACTTGATACGCTCTAGGAAATCAGGGTGATCCGCAAGAATGTCCCAAACTTCGCGACCCATTACAGCCTTGTTAGGCTTGTAACCGGTCTTTTTATGAATAGCTGCAACTTCGGCGCGCATGTCACCGAACGGATCGGAACCGCCGGCGCTCCAAAGAGTACCAGGGGTAACGTCGCCGCCCGTAGTCGAGCCGGTCCAAGTAGACGCAGCAAAAAAGCTAGAGGCCCAATCTTTTTCCCGCTTCAACATAAGTTGACGCGCTACAAACTCGGTTGCTTCCTTATCGAGATCGATAGGGGCATCCGCGTTTGCGCGAAGTTGATCGTCAATGTTCTTGTGAAGTGCGAACACGTCGCAAGAATATTGATCGGTGTCTAGCTCGTAACCGCTACCAGCGGACTCGGTACCGGGCGCGCGAAGTTGCGCGTCGGATCGAAACCATTGCTGTTTAGGATACGAATAATAAAGGTCCGACTTTTTCTGTACCGGAATGTTTGAAAACACTCGCGGAGCGATAAAGCCGCCCATATCTTGCAGGAATGCAACCGAATGGCTCGTAAGCGGTCGGTTAACATGAACCTGTCCCAAATGTGGTTGAGGCATTTTCTAATCCTTCCTTACGCCGTGCGTCCGGGCTGACAAATCCAAACGGAAATGAGTTCGCCCGCGCCGCCAGCGGCATTGATCGCCTTGCCCGCGATATAGTTACCGGAAGCCGAAGTAACCGCACGCCCGGAAGCGTCCGAAGTTACATCCGCGCCGGCCGATACAGCCGCCCCCGCTTCGACTTTGGAAACCGATCCCGGTCCCATAATCGCAGCGGCTTCGCCTTGTGCCGGTGCATTTTCCAAAACTCCGGCTACCGCTGCTCCCGCACCAGCCAAAACCGCTTCGCCGGATCCGTCAAGATCTACAAAGCGGTGTTGACCCGTAGAGGAAAGATCGGCGCCGGCCGCAATACCGGGGAGAGTCTCCCCGCGTTTTTCATAAGCCATAACTTATGCTCCTTGGGTTTCGCCCAAATACTCGTTGTAGAGTTCTGGGTTTTCATTAATTACAGCCGAGATCGCTTTGTGCTTATCGCTATCAAGGCCCTTGGTCACTCGCTCTTGTGCCAAAGTCTCAATTTGCGCCCAAGCATCGCCAGCGCCTACCGGCTTAACCGCTCCCTGAGTATTCATAACGGTTCCTTCCGCGATCATTTTCTCGGCACCTTCCAGTGCCTTTTCGACCGCGTTACCTAACTCAGAATCCAGGGCGTGAATTTTGCGAAGTGTATCGCCTAGCTCAGCACTATCACCGGGGATATGTGCGAAACTGTTTTCCGCCTTCTCGACGTAAAACTTATTAAGGCGTGTCTCGCGCTCCGTGTCGAGTTGCTTTTGCACATCGTCAAGTTGCTTTTGTGTTTCCACTTGCGCCTTGAACGATTTCTCAACCATTGCACGAACATCGGCCGGAAGATCATCAAGTGACTTAGCCACTTTTTCTTCCGACGGATCGTTTTCGTCGCCTTCCTCTTCGCCTTCCTCTTCCTCTTCAGGATCGAATCCGGCTGCTTTCAAAATTCCCTTAACGTTATCTTCGTTAAGCTCATCTTTGAAAGCCTGCAACGTGCGGAATGCGCCAATAGCGCCTTCCATTCCTTTTTCCGAAACGCCGGCTTCTTCCAGCGCTTTGCGTACTGCTTCTTCGCCTTCGGCTTCTGTCGCAAGTACGGCTTCCAAAATCTCAGACATGAATTTGTCCTCCGTTTTAGTTAAGGCGAACCGTCTTCGGTTAGCGCCCCGATCAACTAGACTGACTTCGTGCGTCTGCAAGCCAGACAGCATGGTAATAGTGTCGCCCAATGCAAAACACTCCTAACAAAAAATTAAGATTCGGGAACAAGATCAACGTATTCGACTTCGGGCATTACGTCCGTTGTCATGCTCGTTTTAAAAGACGAGCCGCCGATCGAGAATCCGGTAAACGTACCCGATTTAAAGGCTTCCCATTCCTGATCTGCTAATTCCACACCTAGCACCCAAGTGCCGGAATGGATCACGTCGCTACCAAACTCCCTACGTGAAACTTTGTGGGGTTGGTTGGCTAGGGCTTGTTCGTAATCGAAAGGGGTTGGATATGTTTCGATCCAACTTTCGACTACTTTAGCCGTCGCCGCTTCGCGGTGCTGCAAACCAATAACGCGAGAGTCTTTAACGAATCCGTGCGCGGTGCGCTCAACTTCGGCCGGGGGGATCCAGTCTTCGTGCGCGTCGATCACATAAGGATCTAGGACCACGCCATAAACGATCTGTTTCTCCTCGGACGCCTTAGTTAACTTAACTAAGTTTCCCGATTCGTTCCCGCTGTTAGAATCAGTCGGGCCGATCGAGTTAGTTTCCGTGTCGCTCTGGTCACTAACCGATGCGTCGTCATTTTGCGCGTTTAGCGAAAAAACGTCAAGCGCCTTTTTTATGTTCTTGACTTTCCGATCAACTTCGCCGGAATTGCCGAACCGACGAACGGCCGAAGGGTGTGGCAAAACGAAATCCGCGCGATCGCCTAGGGCTTCCTTTGCAGACTTGCCAAGCGCCACGACCGGGCCGAAGCCTTTTAGCCGGTCGATCTCTTTTTGAAACCATACCGCCCACGTTTCGTTTGTCCCTACATTCGCCGGATTGACGAAACCGATCGCTATGTCTGCTTTTTGCATACTTAGGGGGGCTAAATAGACATCTTTAAACGTCACGCCGTCGGGCCCTACTAGGGCTTCTTTGCGTGCGGCTTCAATCGGGCCGGGGTTTGCGCCTACGAACGTGATCCTAGGCTCGCTAGAGCCCAAAAACGGCACGAAGTTGCGCGCTTTTTCGATCTCAGCGGCTTTGGTGACGGCTACGGCCGCATCGTCCGCTAGATCCGCTAGCGCCGCGTCCGCGAAGCCTAGGACCACTGGCCGGCCCGCCTCTACTTTACATACCAGCGTATCGCCGTCTTCAACTTCTAGATCCGTTTCAGCTTCGCCAATGTGGCGATCTCCGTTCAAATCCTCAAGATATAGGCCCCCGTCGTAGTGTTTCGCGACGAAGGTTATCGTATTTACTATGTCTTCGGGGTTACCGGATGCCTTAAACGCGTTAAAAGCCCCCTCTAAGGGGTCTTCGGCCGGCTCTAGGTCCGGTGCCCGTTCGGCGTACTTGACGATCTCGATCGCTCTAAAGCCTTCCTCTGGGATCGGCGGTTCCTGATCCATAAGTTCGATCGCCGAAAGTACCGCGCTATCTGGTACGCGCCTTTTTTCGTCACGCGCTTCGTTACGCTTTAAGCACGTGTCGCCGTTAGTGCCCATAACGATCGCGTCTACGGGTACGCCATAGGTCTGAGCGATGTTAAGCAACGCTTTGCGTGCGCTTCGGCGTGCGGCTACTGAATCGAAATAGAGCACGCCCGATTTGCGGTTATTCTCTACGTAGGTAGACTTACCCGCGCCCGGTGGCCCGATCATCATGGCGATCGACTCTACTTCGCCTTTGGCTAGGATCTCCTTTAGCTCGCGATACGCCTTTTTAAACGCTTCGCCGATCGTTTCTTGCGTAAAATCGCTATTACGAATCGCCGCAACGTAGCCGCCGGCTTCTTTCCTCGTTTCACAAGTCTTACACGCATCCGCTAGCGCGCCTTTGACTTCGACGCCGCGCCGCTTCAATTCGTTGTATACGGTTTTGCCTTTGCGCTCGAAGTAGCCTACGTCTTGATTCTTACGCCGTGCGGCATTGAAGAATTTAGACAGGTCGCCGAACAATTTTTTAAGTTCGCTCGACCGCATGCCCTTGATCTCCTTTGCAGAAATTTGCTGTATCGCTAATTTCTCTAGGTGATCGGGGTTGTGTCTTGCACGTGCTCCGCTTCGTGGGAACGCCGCCGCATGTATTAAGGCATACTGCCAGCCGGGTAACTGTTTCTTAGCAGCGGCTAACGCTTCCTCAAGGTAGGCGCGTGTTTTTTTCTTCTTAGGGGGCATTTTGATCGGCTCCTTTTGAATCAAACAAAACTTCGGCTAACCCATTAAGGCTAGCGGTTAAATCATGCAACTTTCTAGAAAGCTCTAAGATCTTTAATTCTTCGCCGTTCGCATATTGCAAGCGCTCGACGGATCCACGCAAATCATCTTCTATGAGTTTTTCGATTTGCTCTAAACGGTGAAGCATGACGGCGTAGTAATCCGGCCGGGCTAGGCTAAAGTTCATCATTTCCGTCTAGCCATCGCATGTGTCTCTCTTCGCCGCCGCACCGCGTGTAATCGGTGCCGCCGTCGATAAAGACCGCTTTGCATTTGCAAAACTTGAAGTCATGCCGAAACATGCTTTGGATAACGTCGCCACACTTGCGGCATTGCAAGCGGGGCCCGCCGCTATTCTTCGTCGTCTTCGTCATCGTCTTCGTCGTCTTCGTTTTCTTCGGGCTCCGGTTCGGTCGGAGTTTGTGCCGCCGCTAACTCGCCTTCAAGTTGTGTAACTTTTTCTTCCATTTCTTGTTGTTGAGATTGTTGCGCTTCGATTTCGGCCCGCTCTTCCTCGGTCGGTACCGGTAGCGAAGCGACTTCTAGCAGCTTGTTCTTAACCGCCGGTGTGCCGGTGATTAGTCCCGCGCTAGACAAGGCTGCAACGTAGGCTGAAAGCTCGCCAAGCGCCGGCGTTTCGAGATCGCCGTGTACTAACTTCGGATCAAGTTCGATCGGCTTGTTGTTTAACTCCTGAAGTTTACGGATCGCGAACTTGTTAAAGACCGCTGTGATCTGTTCCATCAAAGAACCAAGCGCGACCGAAAACAATTCGGTAGAGCTAGCGGCTAGCGCGAAGCTAGATCCTTGCCCGGCGTTTTGCCCAAGCAAGATAAACTGAGCTAGCAGCGTCATAGCCATACGCGATTCGTAGCGCTTGATCACTTTGTCCGCGTCGATCTGTTTACGGCTACCGGATGAAAGCAGCTTAAACTTATAGCCGCTATCCATACCGTCGCGCGTTTTCTCGCTAGGCACGATTGCGCCCATGCGTTCGTCTACGCGAATTTGCTGGATCATAGCTTCGAATTGCCGGCGTAGTGCTTTCAAACTTTCCGGTGCGTCGGGATCTAATAGCTCTAGAGGTACTTCAAATACAGGCAAGCCCGCTAGATCACGCTCTATGCCAATAGCTTCGTATTCCTGAATCCGCTTTATGTAGTGATAAGCGATAACCGCCGGACGTAGCAACGATTTGCCTTCGGGGTTATTCTTGTGGGATTTCGTGCGGAATAACAAAGCCTTATCGATAGGGATAAGCACGGGCCCTTTGCTCGCGTACATATCCAACTGAATCATGCCCAAGATCTCACCGTGATCACCGAAGACCCAACGATCTAGAGTTTCTTGCGCGCGTAACTCTAAACCGCTCCATCCTACTTTGCCGTCGCTATGCGCCGAACGCATGCGCGGATCTTTTGCGTCGGGTCCACGTCGAATTTTATAGAGTGTTTCGAAGTACGACCAACCGAACGGGATAAACGAAACGACTTCCGAAACGAAATCGTCGAAAGTCATAGACATATCGTTCATGCAGCCGCGAACGAAATCGGCTTCGGCTTCCGCTTCGGATGTTCCGTTAGCCGGTTCGATCCTCCACTCGACTTGGCTTAGTAAACTTTCGATCGCGTAAAGCATAGCGCCGATGATCGGCGAATTGTCGCGCATCTCGATATAAGTTTGTGCGGCTTTGCGTCCGCGTAGCGTGCGTAGAAACTCCTCGTCTACGAATCCGCCGGACTGCCGTAGGCCGGTGGTGCCGAGAATATCTAAATCGATCTTAGGTGGCATTACATTTCCTCGCAAACACAACGTAAGGTTTTAGAAACCGGAGCCGGCGGAGTAAGTAGCGTGACCGGCTCCGGTTCCTTAGCAATGATAGGTTGGCTTAATTCGATCGGTACGGGGCATTCGTCGTTTTTAATTATGGGCCTAGTCGTTTCTAAATAAACTAAGCCGGTGCAACACCCCACGACGCACACCAAAAACAAAACGCTTAATACATTTTTCACGATAGGTAGCCTTCCCAATCAATGTCGCCGGCGTCTAGTTCTTTAATTTGGTCGCTTATCTTGCGGAAGATTTCAGAAAGGCAATGCGCGCAAAAGTACGACCACGCATCTTGTCTATCACAAAACGCTAAACCGCTTTCCCATTCGTCGCCGCAATGGTGGCAAACCTTGTACGTCATAAGCGCCACGGGTTTGCTTGCGTACCGGTTTTTAGATCTAGTTCAAAGTTTACAAACGCCGCATTCTTGAAACGATTTAGTGCGAGCGTACAAGCGTCTACTTGATCGTCGTGTCGCATGTTCGGAAATCCTACGAGTTCTTCGATCAACTCGTTAACCCAACCATGTAAACTCGGATGGGGTAAGTATACGTTACCCGCTTCAAAGAGCGGGGAAACCGAAGCTAACCTTGACTCTTTACTTTCGCCGCTGACACTCACCGGAACTATGCCGGGTATTTCGTCTTTGAGCGTAGAGATAACCGCCGGACCGTTCGCCGCATTCTCTACAAGTTTGGTCGTGGTACGCTTCCACGATTCAGACATTAAACGAACCGAATGAATTGTACCAGCGAAATCCATTCGTTCGCGGATTTGGTGAATTAAATAATACTTCGCTTCTTTTCGACCCCATATCTGACCCACCACAAACGATCCGGTTTTGGTTTTCTTAAAGGACATATCCCAAGCCTGGATCATTTCGTCGAATTCGCTAGGCAGTTCGGTCCAATGCTTTAACCATTCGCGCTTAATCATCCCGCCTTCGGCCGGTGCGGGGCGTTGCTGGTAAAGACCGGCAAACATTTGCTCCCCGATACTTTCCTTAATCTTTAACAAGTCTTCGACGCCGTAGCGCTCAGGGCATAGCGCTTCGCCCGGTGCACGACCGATCGGATCGTCGGCTTCGGCTATCGCTGGTAAGTTAACGTGGATCCAATCGTCGGTATGTTCGTTTAACAGGTAGCCCGTTAGGTCGTCTTCGTGCCAGCGGGTTTGGATAACGATGATCGACGCGTTCGGCTCCGCTCGCGTGTAGAAGGTCGAATTAAACCAATCGATCACGCGCTTGCGGTAGGTGGGGCTACTAATCTCGACCCAATTTTTGTGCGGATCGTCAACTAATAGCAAATCTCCACCTAGACCCGTAATCGGCCCACCTACCGAAGCCCCCTTATACCCGCCTTGCGTCGTGCTTTTTTGTCCCTCTACCCGTGTGCCCCAATTCGCCGCCGCTGATTTGTCCGCCCGTGGTTTCGTTTGTAACCGTTCGGACTCGATCATAGTGTTCCGAACCCTTCGACCCCAATCAGTTACAAGCGAATCCGAATAGCTGGTGCTAATAATCCGCTTCGTGGGGAAGTTCTCTAGAAACCATACCGGTAGCCAATGCGATAACATTTCGCTTTTGCCGTGGCGTGGGGGCATGTTTATGATCACGCGCCCGCCGCCGTTGTGGATCGCTTCCTCAATTAGATCGGCCGTGTAGAGCAAATGTTTGTAAGGCTTCCAAAGCCCCCGCGATATTTCTTCGGAGAAATCCGGCAAGAATAGCCGCCACGCTTCGGCCGCTAGCTGATCCAATTCTTGTTCGGATAGATTCACCGGTTATTCGGCCCGCTTAGGATCGGTTCGCCAGATCTCGATCGTCGTGGTCGGTCGGTTCCGGCAATCGTAGTAGCAATCTTCGGGATCCTCCGCGCCACAAGGGGGCTCGACCCATTCGCAATCCTCGCAAAAGATCGCATCCCATTTTGTAGAATAATAAACTGATTCGCAATCTTCGTGATCCACCGGCACCCGCATAGGGAAGGCCGCATCTATTTTTTCGATAGGCATAGTGCGCCGGACTTTATAACACGACCGGCGCGCGCGAAAGTCT